TCATCCCATAATGATGACCGTTGCCATCTCATCCCATCCCATAATGATGACCGTAGCTTCTGATTTAACTTTTTCAAGTTAAACCAGAATCTTAAGTGTCAAAATTTTGACCATGGATAGAGTATTATTTTGTTTTTTCTACAATGATATTATTTTCTAGCTTGTCTGAATGTTTGTAGCATCTAAGACAATCTTTGCATTTTTGACCAGTGCAGTTTTGAATCTCTTTAAAGTTATCACCATTAACATTATTAAAAACCTTGTCGAAATGTTTAGGTATCTTAGTAATAACCTTGTCTACTTTTGTATTAGAAAAAACTATTATTAAGTTCTTTGGTTTTTCTCTTTTATCAAAATATCTTTTTATTATATCTGTTCTTTTAGTCCATAAAGCGAATGTACAATGTGGATTGTATTCAGCAATCCTACAATAGTTTTCTATCATGTAATATTTTGGAAAAGTTTTTATTGTGACTCCGTTATCATCAACAAGTTCAGTTAGTAATTCACCATGATGATTAAATCTAAAAAAGGATTGTAGAAAAAATAATTGTTTTAAATCTAAATCATTTAATAGTTTTTCTGCTAGTATTTCATTTTTATCTAATGATAATGGTAAGTTTTTCATGTAGCTATTCATTGATTCATGGGAGTAACAGACTCCACAAATATCAACAATTTTTCCAGCTAGTTTATTTTTCTTTTTAGCTTCAATATATCTATCATAACAAAACTTATTCTTTTTCGTATTGTTTCCTATAGCTTCAAATTTATCTAGCTTTCCTCTAAGCTTAGAAACATGTCCTATATTATCTAATGGCATCTTAAAGACTCCTTGTGTTTTTTCTTTTAGTTCTAAAATTAATATGGTCTTTTTTAATAGTCTTAATATAGTCTAATAATTGCTTTTGTTTTTCTGGAGTCTGATTCCTAATGAATCGCTTGACGTTTATTTTTGCCTTGCGAATTTTAGAGTCTGAGATTCCCCAATCTTTTTTATATAGAAAACTTGTAGCACTCATTTTATAATCCTTTCTAGGTTTGGTTTATTAACTTAAAAACGGAGTCTAACTAATTAAAGCTAGACTCCTAATTTAAATTAACTTGCTAGACGTTGAGTCAATTTGACTCCGTTAGCTTTTCTTTTGTGAGCTACATATTTATTTTGAGTAACTCTAGAATAACCGTTTCGATCATAAGCGTGAAAAGATGCATAAGAATTGCCAAAGTTTAATCTTAAAAGAGGCTCTCCAGATTTGCCACCATTACCGAGTCGAGCAAACCAACCTTTCTCTAGTGGATTTTTTCTGTGGATTGGAGGTTTGCCACCTTTCAGGTAAAAACTTAAAGCTGTTGCAATTACTTTTATTGGAGTAAAACCGCCTCTTATTGTTTCACCTCTAGCTATGTTATTTAAATTAAATGTAATCATTGTAGACTCCTATTGTCATTTTGGTTTGTTGATATTCATTAGCGAATATCTATAAGCGGACTCTTTAAGTGAATCCGCTTGCTAGATATTAACTATTTATACTGTCATTATTAAAGCCTTTTATCTTAAAAAAGTCAGCGTCAAAAGTTTTAACAGTTTCAAATAAATAAGCTATTTGGGATAAGCTACTTTTTAAAGCATTTGTTAAATCTTTATTTTGAGACTCTAGCTTTAAATTTGAAGCTCCTAAAGTATCTATAACGGACTCTAGTCTTTCATTATCTCTTAAAGACTCGCCTAAATTAGATTGTGTTATTTCGTCTGATTTTACCATTTTATCAATACGGATTCGGTAATTAATATTTTCATGATCTAGCTTTTTATTTTCATCTCTTAATCTCAAAGCTTCAGAGTTAGTTACTTGTAAGCTAGCTATTTGGTCGTATCTTTTATTTGAAAGCTTAACCAAAGCCTCTTTCTCATCTTTAAGCTTTTTATTTTCAAGTAGCAAAGGAGTCATTTGTCGCTTTTTAAGTTCTTTTATTTCAGACTCTAGCTTTAAATTTTGAGCCTTTAAGTTTTGGACTCGATCATAATCAGATTCTAAGTTTTCAAATTTTGTAACAGTCATTTTATTTAACCTTTCTAGATTTAAATTATATTTGGGTTTCGTTTAAATTGTTGTGGTAATCGCCTCTATTAACTTTGGAGCTATAATAGTTTTGATAACCTAACTCACAAGCTAAAGCATAAGTATTGAGTATAAGTCTTTCTGAGTCGCTCAAAATTGACCACACAAAGCCAAAAAACCTAGTCGAGTTATAATACACCTCGTCTATATAATCCTCGTTACCGACTAAATTTAAGTGCTTATTATAATAGTCACCACAAAGAGTCCGTACTTTAGAAATAACGGAAGGTAATGCAGACTCTAACTTGTCTAAGATTTTTATAGTGTCTTTAGTCGAGTCTAGTTCTCTTTTATGGTATGTATCTAGAATTTTTCTTTGCTGATTAATTACAACAGACTCATCAGCATCAGTTAAAATTGAACCTTTGTAGATACTGTCATTATTTAAGATTGGATTTGGTTCATCTATTCCTACTGACTTTTTGAAAGCTACAGTAAATGACTTTGAGTCTTGTGAGATTTTAAAAATTGGAACAGCACCTAAAGTATCAAGAGTCGTTTCATATTGATTTTTTATCCAAGCAATCATTTCTTTGCACTCTTTGACAGTCTTAAAAGTAAAGTCTCGATTATCCATATATTCAGGAGTCACGTCTTCGATTAAAACATTAGATGAGCTAAATTTGTTTATATGATTAAAAGTCATTTCGTTTTTCCTTTTCTAAAAAATTAAAATTAATATCTTTTGACTTATTATTAATGACAAAAGAGGAGTCAAGCTTGTCAAGGTGTAAAAAATTTGACTCAGTGCATTTTCTCGATTCAGCGACTCTTTGTAGTCTAATAACGACAAAAAAATCAGTCCTAAAAATGTACTAAAAAAGTTTAATTAGGACTGATTCGTTGTCATTAAAAGCTAATTCATATAGTCGCTTTTTAGTTCTACTGACTGCACTAGCTTTATAATATCTTTTAAGTCTTTATCAGTAAGAGACTCGACTATCTCGTTAGCTTTGGAGTCGTTGTTGTTAGTGTATTTTAAAAGTAGTTCTTTAAGTTTTTTATTTTCAGTTTTTTTGACCATAGGGTTAAACCTCGTTTTTTGATCAGTTAAATTTAATAGAAAGTTTTTACCTTCTACTGGTTAAACAAATGAGAAAGGTAAATTATTGGATTTTATTTTAAAAAGTTTTTTCATTAAGTTTTTTTCCTTGTCTCACCCTAATAAACAAACGAGCAGTTAGAATTATTGTAATTTATTTTAAAAAAGTTTTTTCTGTTCGTTTGTTCTAATTATTTAAACAATTAAGAAAGTAATATTATTCAGATTACTTTATGTTACAAAAAAACATCATACATAAAAACTTTGTAACGTATTACTTTTGAGATTCTGGCTTTTATGGGTATAGGTTATCTATAAACTGATAGTTAAACAGTAATAAAAACCTTTAATATCAGTAGCTTACTATATAAATTAATATAGTCTTACCCATGGTCAAAACTTTGACAAAAACGAAAAGCCTTATATATCAAATACTTAGCTAAATTACTGTCATCACGCAGTTTTTTTCGTGGCTAGGCGTGGGTCGTTGGGGGGTATACGTTATATATCTATGTAACTCTACACGGAAGCGTATTTTTAGCTGTTAACCACTTTATTTCTTCTTAAATGTGATCACAAATAGCATCACACGGCAGACCCCCTAGTTTTTACTATAATAGGAAATACTAATATATCTTATAGTGTGACAATATGTCGCTTGACAACCTTGTGATTCTGTGGTATAACATAGTTAAGACTATTTAGTTAAAACTTTAAAGTTAAAACTACTTTATAATATAACTAATATATAGTTAAAACTATAAAGTTAAAACTATTTCTTGTATTATTGTTATTAATATGTTACTATATAGTTTATATAACCTTACATAATATGGTTATTAACTAAAATAATGTTTGACAATGAGTAAAAAGAAAGTAAAACTATATGCAAGTGACTCAGTTATCGAAGACTTTTATGAGACTCTGGCTAGAAACAACCCTAATAGTCTTAGCAAAGTCCACATCCCTAAGTCCGATGTCTTCTATGTACGCAAAGCTATCGCTGAACGCACAGGGGAGACTTATAGTTTAGACCATGTAGAAAGGGCTATGTTCCTAGAAGGACACTTACGCAGGGATGAAGTCCTAGATCCAGATAGACCAAGAGGGTATTGCTCATATGACACCGCAAAAAAAGTTTCAACAACACAGTGAGTACGAGGATTACGACTTAGATGGTGATGGCATAGTGACTGATGAAGAGTTAGAACACGCTAAAGAGATAAATAAGACTGAAGCTGAACTCCGTAAGCAGAAAGCTCAACGTAGAATGGCTACAGGTACTCTAATAGCGATGGGTGGCTTTACTGCAGCTATGTTCTTTATGCCTATAGATCACATAAAGGCACTTTCAGATATTTCTAATCTGTTTTACATCAGTGGTGCAGGTATAGTCGGAGCTTACATGGGAACTTCAGCGTGGATGTCGAACAGGGATAAATAAAAGAGGTACAAATGTCACAAGATAACGTAATTAACATTAATAAAAAAGACTACAAAGTAGATGACCTAGACAATAAGGCTAAATACATAGTAGCACAGATAAGAGACTTAGAGGGCAAAGTAGCTTCAGCTAAGTTTCAACTCGATCAGCACGAAATAGCGAAGCAACAATTCGTAAACATGCTTATTAATGCCGTAGAAGGTAAATCTAACGGTAAGGATAACTAGTATGTTTAACATTGCAGGAACATTAATCTCTTCAGTAGGCAGTTTAGCCTCTACTTACCTAGATGGTAAGGTTGCAGCCAACAAAGCTGAAGCACAAATTCGCCTTAAAGAGGCAACAGGCGATATAGATTGGGATTTAGCTGCTATTAGGGCTTCACAGAGTTCGTGGAAAGACGAATGGATAACTATATTGTTTTCTATTCCTCTAGTACTGTCCTTCTGTGGCGATTGGGGTAGGGAAATAGTAGCAAACGGCTTTTCTGCTCTTGCAGGGATGCCTGATTGGTATCAATACAGCCTTGGTGCTGTAGTTGCAGCCTCTTTAGGAACAAAAGGTGTATCTAAATTCTTTGGTCCTAAGAAAAAGTAACTATGAAAGTATTTCTGTACGTTATGTTCCTAGTGAACGATGTCTGGTGGATTGATCCTAACTTTCCTCCTGTAATTATGAAAGATGCACAGCAGTGTAGAGCAATGGAAAACTACTTTGACATTAATATAGGACTAGTACAAGACAACGAATACAGAATAGGGTGTATCCAAACAGATGACGTATGGGAATTTCTTGTTGATACATATGGGTCAAGACCCTATAAAGATAGTAAAGTTTAACCCCCAATACTTAGGCGAAAGACGGATGCCTATAGAAAGACTTAAAAACAAAAGGAAGTACACAAATGGCTTATACACTGTCGAGCAGATCCCTAGACAAACTAGAAGGAGTAAATGAAGACTTAGTTAAGGTTGTCAAGAAGGCGATTGAACTCACCAAAATTGACTTTGGTGTTATCTACGGAATGAGAACACAAGAAGAACAGCAGAAGTTGTTTGATGCAGGCAAATCACAGACTATGAAATCCAAGCACCTAACTGGTGACGCAGTAGACTTAATGGCATACGTAGATGGAAAGGCAAGTTGGGAACTCAACCTGTATGACGATCTAGCTGACGCTATGAAGTGGGCAGCTACAGAAGAAGGTGTAGTTGTTAGATGGGGAGCAGCTTGGCATATACCTGACATATCAACTTGGGATGGCACAATGGAAGAAGCTATGATGGCTTACATTGACTTACGCAGATCTCAGGGTAGAAGACCATTTATTGATGGTCCACATTTTGAACTTAATTAATGGACATCAAAGTATCCATAGGTCTTGCCGCAACTTTGGCAATGCAAATCTCTGCTGCGGTTTGGTACGTAGCTCAGACGGATGCTACCATTAAAGATTTATCAGCTACAGTTGCTGAACTAAGTTCTGCTAACTTGAAGAGAGATGTAGATGTTAACGCTAGTAATATTACAAACATTGACGGTGATGTTAAATCTCTAGGCAATCACTTAGCTAGAGGCATAGGTGATAGCAATGATATACTTAGACGTATTTCTATTTTAGAAACGGATGTGTTGTATATGCAAAGAGAAATTTATAGGAATGATAGATAATGGCTAAAGGTAAAAAAAGTGCATTAGCTCTAGCTAAAGAAGATAAAGCATTTGATGACATTAAGAAGTTAGTAGCTTCTTACGCTAACACAGGCAAAAAAGCTGAAACACCCTCTTATGATAAATTACCTAAGAACAGTTCATGGTTAAATAAACTAGGTAAGACATTTAAAGGTACTAACAAAAACAAAATACAAGTTAACTACGAGATAGAATTTTAAATGCCTAGAAATTACAAAAAAGAATACGCTAACTACGATGGCACACCTGCAGTTAAGAAAAAGAGAGCTAATCGCAATACAGCTAGACGCAGAATGGTAAAAGCAGGATTAGCTAAAAAAGGTGATGGCAAGGATGTACATCACATAGATAAAAATACTAAGAATAACTCTAGGTCAAATCTTAGGGTTGTATCAGCTAGTAAAAACAGATCAAGGAGAATATAGATATGCCGAAGGTAGGAAAAACTCATTATCCATACACTGCAAAAGGACGAGCTATGGCTAAAGCTGCAGCTAAAAAGAAAGGTGTTAAAGTAGGGTACAACTTAGGAGGAGAAGTTAGTACTAAAGGTAAAAAAGAGCCTATGCTAGATAAGAAAAAAATGAAAGGTAAAAAACCTGCTGCAGCTATAATAATAGCTATGAATAAAGGCGGTAAAGTTAAGAAAGGTAGAAGCGGTAAAAAGTAATAACGGCTTTGCAATGTTGTCTGTGGTTATGTAGTCACGTTTATATATAACTATGTTTGTACTAAATACTAGTACTTAATAAACATAAGGAGACAACAAATGAAATACTACATAAACAAAGCTTGGTCTAGCTTTTTAGACTATCAAGAAAGAAGAGCCGCATACGTAACACTAAAAAACCTTCCTGACTATTTATTAAAGGATATGGGAATCCATAGGTCAGAATTAAGATACAAGGTTTTTCACAAAGGGGAGTAACTAAAATGAGAAGATATTTGAAACGAATATACTGTGCAATACTTAATCGTAAGTGTTGTGAAAAATGCAACTGTAATGAGTAAAAGGACAGCACCACTTAATTTAATACTGTGGAACGCAATGTCTGTTCTGTGTGTGGACACACTAAGTCTGTCGTTAAGGGCAGACTAGAGTGTGCCTACTGCTCAGTCTTCTACAATTTTGATATTGCAAAAGAGTGGCTAGAACACATTTACAACAGAGAACACGAAAAGGATAAACGTGAAACAACTAACAGAAAAACAACAAGCTTTTTTAAAAGTCTTATTTGATGAAGCAGGAGGCGATGTATTATCAGCTAAGAGATTAGCAGGGTATTCAGACGGTACAGCTACAAATGAGATTGTTAAAGCTCTTAAAGAGGAGATTGATGATGCTACAAAACAATATATGGCTAGGATCGCTCCTCGTGCTGCCGTTGCTCTTGGTAATGCTCTAATAGATCCTACTGAGTTAGGCATAAGAGATAAAATGACTGCAGCTAAAGACTTACTCGATAGGGCAGGGTACATTAAGACTGAAAAGGTCAATGTAGAATCTACAGGAGGTATCTTTGTGTTACCTGCTAAAGAAGGAACAAATGAGTAAGTGGAGTTGGAACGAAGAAAAAACTAAGGTAGCACTAAAGGCTTTGTTTGTTATTTGGTTAGCTTATTTTGTAGTTGAGTACTTGTAATGAAAGCAACAGAAAGTTTAGGGTATTGGACGCTACCGAAGCCTGAGATAAATCAAAAGGCTTGGAGTAGAATACCTAGAGTAGCTAGGACTACACCTTTCGGTTATGAAGTAGATGAAGAAGACGATAACTTTCTATTACCTATAGATAATGAATTAGAATTACTAGAAAAGGCAAAACAACATTTAATACAGTACAGTTATAGAGAAGTAGCTAATTGGTTAAGTAAAGAGTCAGGCAGATACATCTCACATGTTGGTTTGAAAAAGAGAATAGACATTGAGCGAAAACGTAAGAAAGCAGCTACAATTAAACGCAAACTTGCCGCAAGGCTCGAAAAGACGATACAAGAAATCGAAAAGCTCGAACAAGAAAAAACAGGAACTCATACCACAGGCGCAGAAGCAAGAGCCTGAAATTGTAACTGTTCCTGCAGAAGTTATTGCTGAACCGTTTGAAGTACAACAAGCACAGGATGTTGTCTTTAAACCAAATGACGGACCTCAAACAGACTTCCTAGCATCATCTGAAAGGGAAGTTCTTTACGGAGGTGCAGCAGGGGGTGGCAAAAGTTTCGCAATGCTTGCAGACCCTCTGCGAGGCTTAAATGACCCAAACTTTAGTGGGTTGCTTGTACGACACACGACAGAAGAACTAAGAGAACTAATACAGA